CATCTCTGGCAGATGCCCTTTCAGCCCCAGTCGTGACTTGTGGGCAGCCACTCGCCGCGGGTGCAAGCCCAGGATCTCGGCCGCAGCAGTAACGGTGCGCCCCGTCAGCGCCGCTATGATTGTGTCGTCGTCGTGCTTGCGTGCGGCCATCAGGCTGCCTCCCCGTCTATCTCTGAAATGGTCACCTCGACGCACCCCAGGGCCTTGATAGGGCCTCTTTTGATGGTCAGATGGTCGATCTGGCTGTCGTCTTCCCAGGCTCCGCCGTGGGTTAGGGCATCGAGCAAGCCCTTGAGCATGTTGTCGAGGTCACGACGGCGGCGGTCTGGCGGGCACGCTTTGATCACCACCGCCAAACGTCCGTCCTGCCTGCTTATGCGCGCTTCGGCGCATGCTTTGATCACCGCGGCGCAGTAGTCGCGGCCCTTGGCGCTGATCAGCGTCTTGGCGCCAACACGGCGGTAATAGGTGTTCGTCGAAGGCGGAAAAGGCAGGGTGATGGCTGTCATCTACTCCCCCTCGCCTTCGCTTCCAGCGCAGCGCGAACCATCGACCGGAGCAGCGGACTCATCCTCGACAGCTCGGCCGATACCCACTGGCGCCACGGCTGCAGGCCCATCGATTTGCACCGATCCCTCAGCTTGTCCGCTATTACCACGGCAAGCTGCTCCGCATTGGCCTTGGCAATCAGGCCGTCCGCTGTTAATCCACGCCTCGCCGCAGAGGAAGTCATTCAATTGCTTCTCTCCACTGCGCCGCACTTCAAGCAAATCTTGAAATAGGCCCCTCTGGCGTAGAACGACTTCTCGGGTCTGTATGTCGGGGCAGCTATGCCGAAATCGTGGTCGCACTCTTCCTGCTCCGGTGCAAAGCTCATGTGCTTCTCTGTCTCAAACGACACGTCTACGCCGGCAACGGTGCGAGGGTCGGTGAAACCCTTCTCGGCCTCGGTGCGATAGTCGATGGTGTTCTGCTGGCCAAACTCGGCTTTCGCGTCCTCTGCCCGCATTGCCTGCCAGCGCACAAGGCTGTCGATGGCGTCCTGTATGTCCCGGTCAAGATCCTTGTGGCCACGGTTGCCAGCGCAGAGCAGCTTCTTGACGGCGTGGTCAATCGGGCCGGCCGGCACTTCGAACAGCTCAATGACCCGGTACACGTCGATCTGCTGGAGGCCGGAAACGTCTTTGTAGTAGTGGTTGTGGGTCATGCTGCCTGCTCCTGTCCGGTGAGCTGTTGCACCAACTGCAACAACTTCTCCTCTGTTCCGAATCGCTCGATGAAGGCCAGCTTTGCCAGGTGGATGCTTGGCACGGCCGGGTGATGGGTGCCACGGTGATGCGGCGGGCATAGGCCTATTGCACGGTGATGGCTTGATCGCTGACCCATGCCTACCCCGGCGCGAATGTGGTGAATCTCGGCTGGCGTACCCGGCGTGCCTTGCAGGTAGCAGGCAATGCAGCCCAGGGCGGCAACGCGGTTGAGGTGCTGTTTCTCGGCCTTGGTCATTGCCGTCTCCCTGTTACCAGCGCCTTTGTCGCGGTTTTCACAGCGTCGGCCCATCCGCAGTAGCAATGTCGAACCTCTTGAGAAAACCAGCGCCACGACCGCATGATCGCTATCACGAAAGGAACCCATGCCAGCGCCAAGAGAGCCAAGATCGCCAGAAGTGAGCGAGGACGCATCGGGATTGCCAAACAAAGCTTTCTTAGCCACTTCATGCGGCAATCCCCCAATGATCAGCCGTGGTGAACTTCACGCCCTGCTCAGCCGCGAAGGCTTCCATCACCTCGAACATGTCCGCGAACCACTTCTTGCTCTGTTTGCGGGTGGAGATGCCCAGGACGACGAAGCCGCCATTCAGGCCGGGCACGGCGCGCTGTTGCTCTACAGAGGCGCTGAAAATGTGTTTCCAGTCCTCGTCCTTCAGCATCTGGCCGTACCACTCAACCTGGCGGGAGATATCGCGCAACATGGCCCACATGCGGCGGTTCTGCTGGTCGCTGCGGACCTCCTCGCGCATGGTCCAAGTCCAGCCGGCGTCGAGGTCGATCTTCTGAAGGCAGGCGATAGCGCGCTGGCGGTCCATCTCGTTGCGAAGGGGGAAGGTTGGGTTAGCCATTGCGGCGCCCCTCCCGCTTGTCGTGGTCGTCCTGGCATTCCTTGCAGCGCACGGCGTTCTCTACCGCCTTGCGGCGAGCCGGGAGGATGTCCTCGCCACAATCAAGGCAGTCCGGCCGGCCCTGCCCCTGCAGCCTGGCCTGTACCAGCGCCACGCCACCGATGCGGTCTGCCTCCTCTAGCCCTGTGGCGCGATCTGTTACATCGGGAGCGGTGCGGGCCTGCTCGAAGGCTTCTGTCATCTCCGAAAAATCAGACATGGCGCACCTCCAATCCGAGCAGTGGCCGGGCCTCGTTAACAAGGTCATTCCACAACTCATAGCTGCGGATCGGGCCGCGCCCGCTGTTTTGCAGGTCGACTAGACGCATCAGTAGTTCGCGCATCTGGTCGCGCTCAGCCTTTAAGCCATCGCTCTCCAAGCGGTGCTGGTGAGTGATTTCAATCTGATCGTAGAGAGCCGCTGTGATCTGCTCATTGGTAGCGGCCAGCCGCTCGTTCTCCGCGATCAGCTCGAGCAGGTCGAAAGCCGGAACAGACGCCTCTCCTTGCTGCCACTTCTCACAGCACATCATTTCGCGATCGCCGCCGTGCTCGACGCCGGTCGGTATTTTCTCGCCGCAGCACGCGGGCAGCCCGGCCTCAGCCAGCCGTTTCAGTTCGTCGTACTTGCTCATTTCCCCGCCCCCAATGCCTTAACCAAACCGTTCCAGCAGATTGCTATCCGGCGAGCGCCCTTGGTCATCTCTACCGATTCGCTGGATTTAGTAGGGTCGATGACGTAACCCTGTGCCTTGTATTCGCTCACCTTGGCCAGCTGGGGACCGGTGAGGGAGTGAGAGCGGTTCATGCCTTCACCTCGCGGGACTGTTGGCGCTCTGGCTGGAAGTCGCCACGCAGAGGCATGAGATAGCGCTCCGGAACGTAGAGTGGCGTCACGCCGTCATCCGTGACCCACCATGCATTGCAGCCAGCCTCGTAGGTCGTCCGGTCGTATTCGAATAACGAGCCGGCAGGAATCCGCTCTAGAAGCTCTACTTGCTGGTAGGCCAAAAGTAAGCCGTCAAAATCCTTGGTCGTCAGCGCCAGATCGCCCGGCTTGAATTGGTTGTTCATGCGGCCACCTTCTGGCGCTTGGTGTGAATGAGGCGCACGAACTCAGCCGCGATGAACTCAGCGCGGCTTGCCTGGCCTTCGGTGTTTTGTGTTTTGGTGTTCAGCGGCGCATGGAGCAGGCGCTTGGTCAGCTCAAGCGTTTCGCGATCCATCCAACGATTCAGCATCTCGGAAACCAGCTCGCCGGCCATGCGGGTACCGTCGAAGTACTCGATGCTGCGCGACTGCAGGACGCGGGCGTATTCGCGGTCACCGTAGAATTTGCGAACCAGCGTGCAAGCCTCTGTCATGCTCATCGTTACCGCGCCGGCCGGGGCGAAGTAGGCAAGCGTTCCCTGATACCAAAGGTTGCCTCGGCAATGACTGCCGCCATGCGCAAACACAACCGGGCATCCTGTCTTGGCCTCGACATCCGCCGCCTTTTCGATCTCTTTGGTGTCCGGGCATGGCCCTTTCACTTCGAGATACATGCCGCACGCGGGCAGGTAGAAATCAGGCAGGTACCAACCGTGGCGGGTTTCGATGACTCGCGGCTCGTAGACCCAGCGCACGCGCAGGGCATCCATGAATTTTGCCCAGATGGTTTCAGAGTGAGAACGCATCTCGTAGCCGGCGTAATGAAAAATGGTCTGGTCCATTAGCGTTTCCCCAGCATCGAGCGAAGGGAGGACGGCGCCGACTGCTGACGCTCGCCCTGATCTTCCTCGCGCTGCTGAGCACAGGAGACGAACCGGGCGAACTCACCCTGGAACTGCAGAAGGCAGAAATCAGGCTTGGCGTGACGGCACTTCACGACGTCGATTTCGGTGATGCCGTTGCGGCCGCGATCGGTGTTGATGTCGCGGTGCGCCATGATGATTACGTCAGCGTCCTGCTCGATCTCGCCGGAGTCACGCAGGTCGCTCATCTTGGGCTTGCTGTCGGCGCGGGACTCGATGCCCCGGTTCAACTGAGCAAGTGCAACAACCGGAATGCCAAGCTCCTTCGCCAGTGCCTTGAGTCCTCGGCTGATCGCGCCAAGCTCTTGGTTGCGATTCTGAAGACGGCTGTTCTGGTCTGGAGCGATCAAGCCCAGGTAGTCGATAACGATCACACTCAGCGGACGAGCGCGATGCTCGAAGCGGGCGATGGAGCAGATGCGCGAGAAGGTCAGCGCCGGCTTGTCGCAGATACGCACGTCAGCAGCAGCCAGCTTGTTGACCGCCACGTTCATGCGCAGACAGTACTCATCGTTGTCCAGCGCCTTGCCGGAGTCGATTAGGCCTTGGGCGACCTCGGACAGCGAGGCCAATGAGCGCTTGGCAAGTTCTGACTGGCTCATCTCAAGAGAGAAGATCAACGCCGAGCCACCCTTGCTGACGGCGATATGGTCAGCAAGTCCAACGCCGAGCACCGTCTTACCGGTACCGGGGCGACCCGCGATGATTGCTAGGTTCCCGGGACGCAGCCCTTGAACGACGCGATCAAGATCCGGCAGATTGAAGTCCAGGCCAACGGCCTTGATACCTTTCCAGCGGCTTTCCATCTCGTCGAAGACTGGCACCAGTGCTTCACGGATCGACACAACGTCCGGTCGCTCTTCGTGCGAGACGAGGTCCATGGTCATTTGCTGGGCTTGGGCAATCTGCTCGGACACAGTGCCGCGCTGCTGAGCTAGCTGCATCAGGGCTTGGCCGACCTCGTACAGCTTGCGAGCGCGGGACCGCTCCAGAACGATGCGGGCATAGTGCGGGCCGTTCGCGGCGCTCGGCATGTTGCGCATGATTTCCGATGCGTAGACGATGGTCAGCTCACCGCTCGGCAATTCGTCGCGGATCTCGGAAAGCGTGATGCTGTCCGGGCGCATCTTCTTCGAGTGGGCGCCAAGGATCATGGAGTACAGCGCGGAATGGTCTTCGCTGGAGAAGTCAGCCGGAGCCAGGAAGGAGCCGATCGATTCGCACAGCTCAGGCTCGTGCATCAGGGCGCCAAGCACACCGTGTTCAGCTTCGAGGGCGATCAGAGGACGTTCGCTCATCACACGGCCTCCAGAACTTTCAGAACCTTGTCCTGGCGGGTCAGGAACTCGATGTCAGCAGTCCAGCCCCGGTCGTTCTGGCCAACCCAGTGAGCGTTGGTCAGGCACTGAGCGAAATACGCTTCCCAGAACTCACCTTTGCGGAACGGGAAACCGCCTTCGATCTCCAGGTTCCAGCAAGCCTTGATCTGGCGCTGACGCTTAGGGTTGAGCTTGATGCACGCCGGCAGCTTGGAACCACAGACCCGGTTGTAGATCTCCATGATCTTCGAGTACGGGATGCGCTCAGCTTTGGCAGAATCGGGTTGATCAGTGCCGGTGGTGTCTTGGGTTTCTGCTTCCGGCTTCTCGACCGATGGGGTCGAAGCGACAGCGGCGACAAGCTCCGTAGGAGCTATATTTCTTTCTTTCTTTATAAGGTGTCCGATTTCACGGACTTTTTCCTTCCCGGTATTCGGAATGTTTCCAGCTTTCGGAGCGGCTTGTTTTGCCCCCCAGGAAGAGGTTTCGCACACGCCGATTTCACCAGCAGAACCACCGATCCGGTACAGGACGTTACGGCGCAGCAATGCGTCCAACGCCTCAGCGATGTGGTTGGCCTTCTTGCCGGTGCGAGCTTCAAACTCTTTGCCACGGATGCGAGCCGTGGGACGCTGGTAGCCTGCAGTCAGGCGAACCACTACGTCGATAATCTTCCGCTCGGTCTGCGTGAAGTCATGCAGAGCCAGCGCGTCAAGAAGATCGTTGTCCATCCGGGTAAACCCCCGCTGGGTGTTGCTTATGTGAATCACGTTGTCCATAATCTCTCTCGCAAGTAGTACTGCTGTTGAAGAAGCCACCCTCGTCCGGTGGCTTTTTTATTGGTCCTTTTCAGGCCCTCGCTTCCTTGCCCTGATTAGGGCTAGGTCTGTTACTTCTGCTGTTACCACCCGGCTCTTAATGACCTTGTGGTTCTCTGCGATCATCTTCAGGATCTCTCCTGCCGCGTCCTCGACTGACTGGTTCAGGCCGCTAGCCATCTCTCTCAGGAACCTCCGTTCCTCATCGTCAAACTCCCCTAGATCAATCAGCTCACCCACAAACTTCCCCTGCTCAGTGCCTCTAAACGGCGGTACGCTGCTCGGTAGTGGCAGACTGCCCCTTGGCCTCGCGGATGAACTCTTTAATCAGGTGGCGGGCTAACACGGCTGGCTGCATGCGCATCTGGTTGGCTAACTTCCTGAACTCGCTGTCGTCGTAGTAATCCAGGCGGGCTTTAACGATCTGTTCTTTCTTGTGGCGGGGGTTGTCATACATGGCGAGGAAACTCCTTATCTCTGGTCAAAAATCCGGTTTAGGCGACGGCGCTGAGGCGCTTAAGGGCTGGGCACAGCTCTACGGCCGGGAAAGCCCCACTGGTGATCTGCTCGGCCCGCATGGCGGTGATAGCGGACATGCCGTGCTCGCCGCGGACCCAGCCAGAGACAGTTGCTTGGCTGACAGCCAAAGCCTCAGCGACACGGTCTTGGGTTCCGAAGTGCTTAACGAGGCGGTCGAAGATGTCCATTTGCAGACCTCTAATAGGAATGCCTTTATAATAGGCGATAGGAATGCCTGTTTGCAAGAATATAGGTGTCCCTGTGATGATTCGCCCATGGACTACAAACACCGCGTCAAAGCCGCGCGCAAATACGCCGGCCTTACCCAGGGCGAACTCGCCGAAAAGATCGGAATCAAGCAGGCCTCGATTTCGGATCTTGAGCGCGGCAAGTCAGCGAGCTCGTCTTATACGGCGAGCATTGCGCGTGCCTGCGGAGTGAGCCCCTATTGGCTGGAAACAGGCCAAGGTGAGATGCTGTCCGATTCGAAAGACCCGACAGGCGGCATGGAGAATGTCGTGCTGCTGCCGACACAGCAGGCTAACGAGTTTCAAATCGTTGGCGACCTGTCGGTATGGGACAGCGATACGCCCCTAGAGAATGACGAGGTGTATGTGCCGCTGTACAAAGAAGTAGAACTATCGGCGGGGAACGGGTCGACCTCCATTCAGGAGTCCCCTGGAAGGATGGTGCGATTCGCCAAGAGCACGCTGCGAGAGGCTAGCGTTCAGCCAGAGAATGCTAAGGCTGCGCAGGTTTCCGGCAACTCCATGGCGCGCGTGATCATGCCTGGCGCCACTATCGGAATCGACATAGGTACGACACAGATTTACGACGGCGACATTTACGCCATCGATCATGGTGGAATGCTGCGGGTAAAGTATGTTTATAGGCTGCCAAATGGCGGGCTGCGCTTGCGCTCGGAGAACTCCGAGGAGCATCCAGACGAGATATTCAGCGGGGAAGAAGTGGTGTCGGAAGGCATCCGCATTATTGGCTGGGTCTTCTGGTGGTCAACGGTCCAGCGCCGGCGCGGATCGCCGTACTAGCCGCATAGAAGACAGAGAAGCCCCGCACTTGGCGGGGCTTTTTTGTTTCCGCTACTCGTCTCTACTGTCATCCCGGCCCGCGCCCAGGTAGTCGTTCGGGTACTTCCTTAACTCCCGTCTTAGCAGCCTCCCCGCCCCTCCCGTACCAAGCTCCTCCACGGCGAGCTGGATACCCGCTGCGGCCACCTCCTGCGCCGTCGTGGGCTGCATATCAAGCTGGCCTCCTGGCCACGTTGCCTTTATTTCGGCGTGAACGAACACCTTCGCCATAGATTTCTCCCTGCATTGCATGCAAAACCGACCATTCGTCGGCCAGTGAGCGGCTAAATATCGGCCGCTAACTACTGATTACACAAAAATACAGGAGTTCCTATTGACTAATAAAAAAGGTTTGCCTATATTTCACTCCATCGAAGCGCAACAAGCTTCAAGGCCCCGAAACGGGCCTCGGGTGAATCCCGAAACGCTCTTTACACAATCTGCCGCAACACAAACCGCATTGCCTCGACGGCGACCGGCGCACTGGAAAAGCCATTGAGGGGCTGGAACAGGCGAGGTGCTGACCGAACCGAGCGAATGACCCGAACGGGCAGTGCGGAGAGAAACACCGACGAATCACTGATGCCGCTTCGATGAGGCGGCATTGGGATCAAACCGGAGTAACCACAATGGCTCAACGCAAAGGAATCATCGTCAAGTACGAATGCGGCAGCTGCAATGAACAGCACGACTACGAAGACGAGGCACGCGACTGCTGCATGCCCAGCGTATCGGAAGTCTACTTCTGCCCAGTTTGCGACTGGGAGCACTCCACCATGGAAGCGGCTGAGGGTTGCGTTGCTAGCCACGCAGACCTTCCTGATTTGCCTGATAGCTGCCCGAGCTGTTTAAGGCCAGCAGAATCAGCCATGCATCGTGTCGAGGTCGCAGTTGCCGGTCATTGCAGTACATGCAACCCGATCTATACCCCCGAAGAAAACATCGCCATTAAGTACGCGCTTGAGCCTAAGGAATAGCGGGCTCCGAGCACTCACAGATACGCCCCATACGCCGTCCAGACGCACCCCGGCAGCAGACGCTGACAAGGGTTAAGCGAGTGGATGAGGTGGAGTTGGTGGCTTAACGAACGGAGATACGGAGATGGCAAACCTGCACGTTGCGACATCGCCGCTTACCAACCGCATCTACTGCGGCGGAGTGGCAAAGAATGGCCGGAGCTGGAACAGCAACAAGACCGATGTAACGGGCGAAGCAAGCGCCGCTGTCGCGCAGCATGTTCTGGCGAACAAAGAGCCGGTTGTCATCACCTGCAATGGCGTGCCGACCTACCGCATTACTGTGGAGCGGCTCAGCGCCGCAGACGAATGACCCCCTATCACGGCTTACTCCTCCTCACCGCTATCTGGATCGTATGGATCATTGCTGAGTGGTGGGGGAGGAATTGGAAAGGAGATGGATGATGTGGCCTTGGAAGAAGACAGCCCCGGTTAGGGCCCCAGCCCCGCCGTTGTCCCGCGAGTGGGTCGCTGTGAAGGATCAAATGCCTCCGACGAGTCACCAGCAAATCCTGTTGTGGAACGGGCGCTTCCCTCGCCTAGGCCTATGCCTCGGGCTGCGAAATATGCCTGTCTCCCGCAACAACACAGGGTTTTACACCTTCTACGAAGAACGGATTCACGACGTGACCCACTGGGCACCGATACCTGAATACCCGCAGTAACAGGCGAGCGCAGCGCCCCGGTTTACCGGATATCTGCGACAGGGATAAGCCGGTAGTGCCCTGATTGCGTAAAACACCGGCAGCCGTTGGCGGGCTCTCACAGCTTGCCCGTTGAGATGGCCGACTTGCCGCCGATAGCGGCCTTCCTACACCCCAGCACTCACCGCAAAGCCTCTGCCTGTACCTCACAACGGGGGCTTTGCAGTGGGTGCCATTCCGAGGCAAATCACTATGGCAATCATCAAGACCAACTGCTCTTGCGGGCAGCCGGTAGAGATTCGCACGGCCGCAGATTCGAAAAGCGACTTCCGGCGCGACGGTAAACAAGCGGTTTACCCGGGCGAGGACGGCTACTGCATTTTCCGATGCAGATCATGCCGCCAGCCTCTCCACGAAACCTGTCCCGAATACGCATTCGAGGTGAACCCATGAACGCACTAGCACGCGGCCAGCGGCGCCGAGAGTCGTCCCTGCCTCCTGATAACACAACGCTTGAGGAAGCCATTCGTGAGCAGTTGCAAGATCACGACGAGGACACCGTCAACGCCTTCATCGACTACTGCGATGACCGGATAGATGACTTCCTCGAACACGAGGCCAACCGGCGCCGCGAACACGCCGAAGAGATCAGGAGGGACGCAGCATGAAGACCGACGACACCATTCGCGAGCACTTCAAGCACCTGCGGGGCGCCCGATACGCAGCCACTGCCGACTATCACTGCAACGTGCTGTACGGCTACCTGAAAGCCTTGCGCGACACCGGCCAGATCGAAACGAGCCTTTACCTGCGGATGAATCACGCAGTCACGAAGGCATGGACGCTCAAGACGAAATTCACCGTGAGGACTGCGGCATGAGCACGAATCGCTACATCGACAAGCTCAAGGCGCGACTGGCAAAGGAAGCCGACCAGCGCATGCAGCTGCAGGCCCTTCTGGACGATCAGGTCGCTCGGAATCGCGCCCTTCTCGCTGAGCGGGATGATCTGTTGCGTCAGGTTGAGACGCTGACCGATTGGTATTCGAACAGCTTGAACGTGATCAACGAAGTAACGGCAGCTCTGCCTGGCGTCCAGTACATGGACCCGCCAGACGGCGGCGACGTATCGGTGCCTGAGCAGGTGCGGCGCATGGCGAAGGACGCCGAGCGGTATCGGTTCCTTATGCGTGAGCTAGGCGGATCAGTATCTCAGGTCGTAATGGGGTCACTTGTCTTCAGTAACGAAGACGTAGACGCAGCCATTGACGCCGCCCTGCAAGGAGAGCAGCCATGAACGATGTGAGCGGTTTCTTCTTAATGATGTTTGTCACGGCTTTTGCGACGGGAGCAGCAGTCCTGTTCTCAGACCAGAGCGTGAGGCCCGTTGACATCGATTGGGCAACGAGCAGCTGCACGCCAAACGGCGGAATCAAGACCCTGTCCGCAGATATAGAGGACCTAGAGGTGCGCTGCGTAAACGGAGCCGCCTTCACTGCGGAAAAGAAATCGACGAAAGGATCTCAGCCATGAACGCCACTACCGCACCAGTTAAATCGCTGATCGACGAACAGCTAGAGGAAGTCGCCGCAGCCACGCCACGCGAGGCGCTAGAGCTAGCCCGGTCCATCGGCCTTGTTGGCTGGCCAGTACGCGCCTATCGCGAGCCAAACGGCTTATGGGTGCATCGGTATGACAAGCGAGGGATTCAGGTATGACAACCGCCTACCTCCCCCTCGACCCCTACGAACACGACGACACCCCCACAGGCCACAGCTATGCGGCTGCGTGGATTGCGCTGATCGGCTTCTTCGCCCTAGACGTGCTGATAGCGGTTCAGATCGGCGCGCTGAATCACTTCTTCGGATAAACCAACCTACTGACAGGCTGCGCGATGCGGCCGAGGGAGCAACTATGTCCACGGAAAACCAACTGGTAGCGCTTGACGACATCAGCATCGACAAGGCGCCGGCCATCTACGGCCATAACAAGCTGACCGCCTACGTAGCCCTGGCTCGCGAGCAGGCAGCCAATGAGGTGCCGGATCTGACGACCAAGAAGGGTCGCGACCGTATCGCCTCGCTGGCAGCGCAAGTCAGCCGGTCGAAGACGGCAGTAGAGAAGCCGGGCCGCGAGTACCTGAAGCGCATCAAGGAGATGCCCAAGGCCATCGAGGCTGAGCTACGCGAGTTCGTGAACAGCATGGATGCGCTGCGCGACGAGGTTCGGGCGCCGCTGAATGAGTGGGAGCAGGCTGAAGCGGATCGCGTGGCGAAGCATGAGCAAGGCATCGAGCACATGAAAACGCTTGCCGCATTTCTCGATCACGCAGACAGCGCAACCATCAAGGCGCAGCTGGCCGAACTGCAAGAGATAACCATCGGCGACGACTGGCAGGAATTCGAGGCAGAGGCGCACCGCGTCAAGGCAGCATCGGTCACCGCGCTACAGGTGGCACTGGTAGCCCGCGAGAAGCACGAAGCCGAGCTTGCGGCAATCGCTAAATTCCAGGCTGAGCAGGCCCAGCGCGAGCAGAAGGAGCGCGAGGAACGCATCGCCCGGGAAGCAGCAGAGCAAGCCCAGCGCGAAGCCGAGCAGCGCGCACATGCCGAGCGTGACGCAGCAGCCAAGCGGGAAGCCGACGCCAAGGCAGCCGCCGAACAACGCGAGTTGCAGTTGAAGCTGGAAGCCGAGCAGTCAGCCCGTCGTGAACTGGAAGCTCAGCAGCGCGCCGAGCAGGCCGAGCGTGACGCCGAAGCAAAAGCCCAGGCCGCAGCAGCAGCCGAACGCCATCGTCAGGCAGACGAGCAGGCTCGCATTGAGCGTGAAGCCAAGGCGCGCGAGGCGGACATTGCACATAAGGGCGCAATCAACCGCGCCGCACTGGAAGCATTCATCGCTGGCGGTATGCCCGAAGCGTGCGCCAAGCAAGCCGTGACGCTGATCGCCAAGCGCCAGATCCCGAACGTATCAATCGCCTACTAAAGGCCAACCATGCAAACAACCACAGCACAGGTTCCGCCTGCCGTTGCGGCTCAGCTCGACTGGATGAAAGTCGGGGCATTCGAGCCAGAACGGTTCGAGGGCGAGCAGAGACGGCAGTACGAAGACGAGGCCGCACGCATAGAGCGGCAATGGGACAACCAAGAGAGGTAGCCACGATGAGCATTGCAACTTTGGTCCTTGGGAGTTCAGGTAGCGGCAAGTCGACCAGCCTGCGCAACCTCGACCCATCCAAGACCCTCCTGATTCAGTGCATCAAGAAGCCTCTGCCTTTCCGTGCGACGGGATGGAAGACACGCAAGGATATTCGCGACGAGGGCAACGTGATCCGCACCGACAGCCCGGCGCTGATCGAGAAGATCATGCGGTCATCGCCCCACGAAATCATCGTGATCGATGACTACCAGGCGGTCATGGTTAACGAGCTGATGGGGCGAAGCACTGAAACCGGCTTCACCAAGTTCTCGGACATTGGAAAAAACGCTTGGAACATCTTCACCGCGGCCGGCGGCCTAGCAGACCATCGCCGCGTCTACATCCTCGCGCACACGCAGACCGATGACTTCGGAAACGTGCGAATGAAGACCGTAGGCAAGATGGTCGATCAAACCCTCGTGCCGGAAGGCTATTTCACCATCGTGCTGCGCACAGAAGTGCGTGACGCGCAGTACTACTTCAGCACGCAAACTAACGGGCAGGACTGCTGCAAGAGCCCGATTGGCATGTTTGCAGATCGCCACATCGACAACGACCTCGCCCTCGTTGACGAAGCGATCACGAGCTTTTATGAGCTGGAGGCGGTCGCGTGAGGCCGCTAGACCTCACAGGGCAGCGCTTCGGGATGCTCGTTGCGCTTTCCCTGCACAGCCGAGAGAAAGGCCAAGCCGTATGGCTTTGCCGCTGCGACTGCGGCGCCGAGTCAAAAGCAATGCTCGGCAACCTGAGGCGCGGCCACACCACAAGCTGCGGCTGCCAGCGGGCGGCTGTTACCGCTCGGAACAAGACGCGGCACGCTATGTACGGCACGCCGACCTACAGGTCTTGGTCGTCAATGCTCACCCGCTGTACCAACCCTGCAAATCACAAGTTTGCTGACTACGGCGGTCGCGGAATCGCAGTCCATGAGGCCTGGAAGTCCTTCGAGGGGTTCTATGCGGACATGGGCGAGCGGCCAGCCGGAACGACGCTTGGCCGCAAGGACAACGACGGCGATTACGAGCCAGGCAATTGCCGATGGGAGTCAGCGAAGCAGCAAGGCCGCAACAAGCGCAACACGGCCAGCTTCGAGCATGACGGCATCACAGCAACCATACCCGAACACTGCGAACGGCTAGGGCTGAGCCCGAGCACTGTCCGCAGCCGAATCTACACCCATGGCTGGCCTATAGAGCGAGCCCTGAAGGCGTCCGCCTAACCCCCAAGGAGACACACATGTTCGCACTCGACCAGAACGCCGCCCGCGCGGCTGATAACAAATCGGCATTCATCGACGAAGCCGGCAAGTACATCGGCACCTTCACCCGCGCCGAGTACATGGAGAAGCAGGAAACCGGGTCGACCGGGATTGGCTTCACCTTCAAGTCACGCGAAGGCGCAGAAGGCCAGTTCTACGTGAACCTGAGCTATCAACACGGCACCCGCAACAAAGGGGGCTATGACCTGATCAACGCAATGATGGCCTGCATGCATTTGCCTAAAGTCGGCAACCCTCAGCCAGTCGAGGTTGAAAAGTGGGATGGCGAGACAAAGCAGCGCGTCAAATCAACTGTTCAGGGCTTCCCAGAGCTGATGGGGAAGCCGATTGGCCTCCTGCTGCAGATGGAGATTGAGAAGAACAGCCAGAACGGTAACGCCCGCCCAACCATCTATGCGCCGTTCAGTGCTGAATCCGAGAAGACTGCCTCCGAGATCTGCGACAAGGCGGCTACACCCGCGAAGCTGGAGAAGATGGTGCAGGCCGTCATGCAGCGACCACTAATCGATCGCCGCCCGAAGGACAAACAAACCAGTAGCGGCACGGCGACCGAATACGGCGACAACTACGCCCGCCCGGACGACGCAGACGACATTCCTTGGTAAGCATATCTAGGGCGCTTCGGCGCCCTTCTCTTTGGGGCTGAATATGAACACTTGCTCTATTGAGGGGTGCGCCAAGCGCGCCGAAAAGCGCGGGTGGTGCGCAATGCACTACCGGCGCTGGCGGGTTCACGGCGACACATCCATCACGAAGAAAGCAGCGAACGGCGCTGGCTACCTACAGAACGGATATCCAGGCCACCAGGTAGATGGCGTTCGAGTGTTCGACCATGTGCGAATCGCCGAAAAGGCACTTGGCAAGCCGCTGCCGCCAGGTGCTGTCGTGCACCACGTCAACGAGATCAAGACGGATAACCGGAACGAGAACCTGGTCATCTGCCCAGATCGCGCATACCACAACCTGATTCATGCCCGAACGGACGCATACAACGCGACTGGCGATGCCACAAAGCGCAAGTGCAGACACTGCAAGCAATACGACGACTTGGAGAACCTGCGGGTCTACGAGCGGGAAACAACAACAAGCTATTGGCATGCCCAGTGCGCAAGGGATAACGCCAACGAAAAATACTGGAGACAGAAAAATGGTTAACGTGTACTTGGACATCGAGTCGATACCCGGCCAGTCACAGGCAGTGATGGAGCTGTTCCGCGAGGACGCACAAGCCGACATGGATGCCGTGCGCGCCCCGGCCAACTACAAGGACGAAGCGAAGATCGCTGAGTACATCGCTGCCAAGCGTGCCGAGATCGAAGAAGGCATCGAAGAGCGCTGGCGTAAAACCAGCTTCGACGGCGCGCTGGGCCACGTTGCAGTGATTGGTTACGCCATTGGCGATGATGAGCCGGTGACGCTCTACCACGACGCATACGGAACGCCAGAGGCGGAGCGCGACATGCTTGCCGGGTTCTTCGCAGCAGTCGATAGCGCGGGCGGCAGGATGCTTGCCGGTGGCACTCGAGCCGGATCGGTGCCGACCATCATCGGGCACAACGTGCTGGACTTCGATCTGCGCTTCATCTTCCAGCGCGCGGTGATGCTCGGCATTCGCCCGCCGCAGTGCCTGCCCTTCGACGCGAAGCCCTGGGACAAGACGGTATTCGACACCATGACCGCATGGGCCGGCGCCCGTAACCGGGTCAGCCTCGACAAGCTGTGCCGCGCCTTCGGCATCGCAGGCAAGGGCAGCGAGATCGGAGACGACATCGACGGCAGCAAGGTTTGGGACTTCGTGAAGGCTGGTCGCATCGCTGACGTTGCCCGGTACTGCGCCGGAGACGTAGAGCGAGTTCGACAGATTCACCAGCGCCTCACCTTTCAATCTGCCGCAGCCTGACCCACCCGGGCGCCCCTCGGCGCCCTCCTCCCCGGACAATAACCATGAACAAACCGACCGGCACCCGCCTGGGCAGGCTGATAAAGCGTGTCTCGGATTCGGGTATCACAGAAAAACGCTGCCCCTGCTGCGACGAATGGAAACCCCATGACGACGCGCATTACCAGTTTTTGAAGACCCGCGGCTACCGGCGCAGCGAGTGCCGGAAGTGTGTGGCTGCAAAGCAGGTTGCCTATCAGCGAGCGAAGAGGCAGGCAGCAGCATGACACGAGACGAATACCTAAGCCGCGCTTATGAGTTCGCGCGCCGTGGCGAACAGCTGCCGCACGCGAGGCTGAATGCCGGCCTGGTGCGAGAGATCAGATCCAATCGCGGCATGACCGCAAAGCAATGGGCCGAGAAGCTGGGCGTTCACGTCCGAACCATCACTGGAGCCCGCGAGTACAGAACCTGGCGGCATGTGGCGTAACGGAGGAAGCATGAACCCCGAATCAGGCAGGCGAAAAACCGGCTGGAAGGCTTGGAGCGCAGCGGATGACGCGCAACTGGTTGAGTACTGGAAGACGCTCCCGCTCGGTGACGTGGCTCAGCGGATGGGCCGCAGTACCAGCTCCGTCTACAACCGCGTCCAGAAGCTCGGACTGAAGCGCACCGAGGAATACAAAGCCATTACCGGCTGCGGGCGTATCAAGAAAGGTTCCGAGCCCTGGAACAAAGGCAAGAAGGGCTGGCAGGCAGGAGGTCGGGCCAAGGAAACACAATTCAAGCTAGGCGACAGGCCATCGAACACATGGCGACCCATCGGCGCCGAACGCACCGGAAAGGGTGGCGTGCTGTATCGCAAGGTGGCTGATACAGGTGACAAGAAGGTCGACTGGCGCGCAGTTCACGTCCTGATATGGGAAGAGGGCAACGGCCCGCTGCCACCCGGTCACATCGTCGTGTTCGGAGACAAGAACCCCGACAACCTATCCCCTGACAACCTGCTAGCCATCACCCGCGCCGAAAACATGCGGCGCAACTCAATCGACCGCTACCCGCCAGAGTACCGCAGCACGGCGCTGACGCTCGGCTGGTTCCGCCGCAAGCTCAACAAATTGGAGACAGCACATGAACAACCTATCTGACCTGCGCGCGATCCTCGGCGAAACCATGCGCAAGGTGATGGACGGACAGATCAGCGTCGACCAGGCAAAGGCCGTTGCGATGGTGGCGGGCGAAGTGAACGCCACCGCCCGGCTGGAAGTGGACATGGCACGTGCTACCGATGGCGATTTCAGAGGATCCGGCTTTATCGACGTAGAGCCGCGCATCGGCCAGCGCGAGTCTCTACGCAGGATTGCAGGGTGATGGCGGAGCTATCCGATACCGCCAAGGCCATCTGCGCCAAGCACTACAACTTCAAATCACGCAGCAGCTGCAACGCCTGCCCTCTCCAACCTGAATGCCATAGGCCATGCGAGACGCTTACCCAGGCGTCCCTCAATGAATGGCGCGGACGAGTGGATAGGCTTGCCGAACAGCACACAAGGGGCGACACATGCGCACCTACACCCTGACCCTAACTGAACGCCAAGCCGCCGAACTGCAAGAGGCCTGCGAGCTGCTAGCGCGGATCAAGATCGGCCAGATCGACCACGCCATTGAACGGCTACCGGGCTATTACGACCTACGCGACTACGAGCGCAGACACGCGGCTCAAGACGAGATAAAGCGTTTGGCGAACACGCTGATGTCCGAGGCGACCCGGCGTCGCGAGGATGGTGCTGCATGGGATCTGTATCAGGTTATCCGGCATCGGCTGGCATGGGATCGCGCGTATGACCAAGGCGTGATCCAGCCCGGCGAAGCACGGAAATGGCCCGAGATGATGGGCGTCTGCTATGACGACCCGCTGGCAATGAGCGGACTGCCGTTGGCTACGATCAAGGAGATTGAGCAATGAACGAGACACTGAAGGCAGCAGGAAACTTAGGCGCTGAGCTGGGGGCTGCGAGGGCGGAGATTGAGAAGTTGCGTAAGGCGCTGCAAGGCATGGTCGACTTCTACGGCTATGCCGAGCAAGGGCCAATTGAAGCCGCCCGCGCCGCGCTATCCCAGCAGGCCGAGCAGCAGCCTGCTTGCTGGGCTTCCAGCACTGCACTGGCAAAGCTGCAGAACGGGCGCAACAACTCGCCGTGTGTGCTTACTGACGGGCCTGCAGAGTTCAACGATACGCCGCTCTACGCCGCCCCGCAGCCGGAGCAGAGCGTGCCGGAAGGCTTCGCACTGGTTCCAGTGAAGCCGACCGTGGAAATGATTGCCGCATTGGGCTTCGAAGGAGATGAAGTCGCGGCAATAGGTCATGCATCAATATTTTCTGAGATGACCGAGTGCTACGGCGCAATGCTAGCTGTCGCACCCAGCCCCGCCATGGATGCCCAACAATGAAAATGAAGTTCAAACACGGCGACCTAGTACGCAAGACCGCCGGCAGCGAGTGGGAAGGCCATATCTGCGGCACCTACTCCACGGAATTGACGCCAGAGGGCTACGCAGTCGAGAGTTCGGCGCATAAAGGCAGCGTGCAGATCTACCCGGCTAAGGCGCTGGAACTGGTGCCTATGGATGCGAAGGAGGAGTGAATGGATAGTCAACTCAAGCAATGGCGAGACGATCAGAAGCACCTGCCGGAATTCATGCGGGACTTCCAAAACTGCAAGCAACTGTTCAAGGGGATCGCTGACTACATCGAGTTGGAAGACGATCATCCAGCCAAGGAGGTCAACTGGCGGCAGGCTCACTGCTACACCATTGACGTGTTCCTCTGGTTCATGGCCCGGCACGGGTTCACGCTGCAAAGATCCAGGGCAAAGCAGAACTTCGACGATCTGGATGCGCTGCTGGATGAGCTGGATCGCTTGCGTCGACAAGCATTCACGGACGCGATGCTGAAGCACAGCTCACCAACCCCCTAACCCACACACCACATCACAGCCTGCCGGCGAGAGTCGGCGGGGAGGTAGAGACATGTTCGCTGAATCTGAAATGACGGAGATAATGCGCAAAGCCAACGAGGCGGAAACAGCGTATCGCCTTGAGCAATCACGGAAGCTCGACGAGGCCTTGGCCTACGTGTCGACGCTTGTCAGCCCGCGCAAGCTGCAGCACATCAAGGAGTACATCGCAGAGTCCGAGATCACCAGCGACTTTGAGATAACCGAAACCCACGGCGGCCACAAGGAAGACTGCATTGGCTATGCGTTCCGATACGCCTACATCGACCAGCGAAACGGATATCTCGGCGACGACTGCAGCGGGGAAATCTGGATTCCGCTGCCAAAAGGCAAGTTCCTGAAATTCCACTTCGCGATGTAGTCGCAGCAGGAGATAGACATGCAGCACACAGACACGGCGATAGCAGAGTTCGAGGCGTGGTGGATTCGTCAGCCTCACCGCGAGCAGTTCGAGGACGTGAAGGACCAGATGCGGAATGTGTGGGTGGCCTCGCGGAGGGAGTTGGTGATTCAGCTGCCAGCAAAGCCGGGCGCCGACACGTTCACGCGAGTCCAGAGCGCTTACTGGCAAGGCATTGACAAGGTTGCAGGCCAAGCCGAAGCAGCCGGCGTAACGGTGAGGGGGTGAGGGATGGGCGCACGAGAGAAACCAGAGCCGATTGAAGGCCAGCAGGTCGATAAGGTTTACGAGAGGAAGTTGGCCGAACTGATCGGCACGACGCCGAAGGCCTTGGAGCGGAAGCGTCAGCGCGGAGTGTTGCCGCCTGGCGTATGGGAGAAGATCGACGGCTGTATCATGTACAGCCTGGAGAGGTACAACGAATGGGCAGAAAGTCAGTGGGGCTCCCCCAAGGCGTCGAGATCGCTGGGGGCTCCGTCCGCATCCGCTTCACATGGAAGAAAGAGCGACGTTGCGAAACGCTCCCCTATCCTCAAACGCCCAAGGGATTTGCAGCAGCAGCAGGTTTACGAGCTCAGGTAACGCAGCTGATCAAGCTCGGTATGCTCACGGACGACAAGTATGCCGAGCTCTTCCCCTCCTCCCGCTACACCTTGGCACGCATCACCCCGACCTTTGGGCACTTCGCGCAGCTCTGGCTGGACAGCCGGCAGATCGTGTTCAACACCCGCCGCAACTACCTGCGAGTCCTCAATAAATACTGGATGCCTCACTGGGCCACGAAGCGCCTGGACGAGATCCTTCCGGTAGATGTTCGGGTTCTGATGACCAAGATCGAATGGAACTCGGCAACCGACCGGAACGCCGCGGTACAGGCAGCAAAGGCAATCTTCGAGGCGGCGACCAAAGACGGCATCATTGCCGAGAACCCGATGCGCTCAGTTGAGAAGGCCAGGGAGGCCGAGCGCGACATTGACCCATTCACCCCGGCTGAGCGTGACGCCATCCTGGCCGACCTGTACGGGCGCCTGACGGGCATTCGCCGGAGTTACGCATCCTTCTTCAAGCTGGCGTTCTACACCGGGCTGCGGACAGGTGAGCAGCTTTCGTTGCGCTGGTCAGACGTGGACCTTCCCGCTCGGACGATTCGCATCCGGTCGACGCTCGAGAAAGGCAAGGCGCGGGACAACACGAAGACCAAGCGCATTCGCAAGGTGCTATTGGTGGATCAGGCCATCGAGGCGCTGGAAGAAATGGCCGAGCTCACTCGCGACTGGAATGAGTTCGTGTTTGCGCCCACCAGCGGCGCGAAAGGCAACATCAGCAACGTGGTCAGCACGGCCTATCATCTGAAGCAGTCGATGAAGCGGCTGGGCATTCGCCCGCGTCGGCAGTACGATACGCGGCACACCTACGCAACGGTTTGCCTGTCGGCTGGTATCGCTCCGGCCTTCATTGCGCAGCAGCTTGGCAACAGTATCGAAACGCTGCTGAAGCACTACGCCAAGTGGATCTCTTCCAGTGCCGACTGGGCCGAACTGGACAAGCTGAAAAACAGCTAAATGGTACGAAATTGGTACAGAGGCGAAGCGGCAAACCTTAAAAGCCGCACAGCACTAGACGTACAGCGATTTCTTTGAACTTCGCGGTATAGTAAAAATACCGAACTCACCAGTCTAGTATTAAAAACACCCATGACCGACAGCTCACCCGCACCGTCCGGCCCAGGCCGCCCAAAGGACCCCGCCAAGCGCGAGGCAATCCTCGCGGCTGCCCAAACCCTGTTTCTCGGCAATGGCTATGAAGGCAGCAGCATGGACGCCATCGCCGCCGAAGCCGGCGTGTCGAAGCTCACGCTGTACAGCCACTTCAAGGACAAGGAGGCGCTGTTCGGCGCAGCGGTAAAGGCAACCTGCGAAACGCGTCTGCCGCGCCGGCTGTTCGTGCTGGAGGATGGG